ATCAAATGCTATGGAAAATATAGCCTATTTGTTTGATGTCGCCAATAAAAATGAAGGTAATTATTTTGGTGATATTAACAAATGGAGTCCTGCTGACATTTACTTTGTTTCTAAAAAAGGAACTGAAATTATTTTGAAAGAGGTTAAATTAGTAGAAGGCAAATTAAATAAATCGTATAATTTTATCAATTTAAACAAAATAACTGGTCAATTGGTTAGTGACGGTGAATTACTTCCATTATCACTAAAAAAAGCAGAAAATGAAGTTAAAATAGTAAGAGTTAATTTCAAAAGGTCTGATGAAGAAAAATATTTAAGTGACATTAAATATTATGGTGTGAGTGATTGGAGTAAAAAATATACTAGAGCAAAACCCGTAACTAGAGATATTAAAATTTATTTTAGTAAAGATAAAAAAGATAAACTTAAAATACGCCATGATCCATATAGTGGAAATTATGGAGTAAATAAAGCGGTTAAGTGTGAGATTGAGGTTACTGGTGCTGGTGGCCGTGGTGGATCTGTTGTTGGTATTCCATTGATTGCTCAGATTTTATCAGAAGTTGATAAATCGTTTGGTCAAAATCTAAAAACAGCCTTCAATACCGGTATTGTTAAATACACCACAGAGTTAGCAAAAGTTAATAAAACATTTAAAGTTAAATCTGGAATAAAATTAAAAAGTCCAGCAAAAGAACTTTATGATGAAGAAAGAGCAACATTAAGTGCTTTGTATGTAGCGAATGCTATTATGCCCGTGATATATGATTGGTTTAAAAAGAATGAAGATAATAAAAAATTAGAACCATTAAATACAAAAGCTGTTCAGAAATTTATTGAATATACTTCAAGTAGGACTATAAAATCAGGCAAATTTGTAATTGCAAAATAAGAGATAAAATGAAATTCACAGAATACCTAGAAGAATCAAAAGAAAATAAAAATGTCCATCTTGAGCATATTGAAGATGAGGTATTAAATCGTGGCGTAGCCGGCACAAGAGATGCTATTAACTTTCTCCAAGCATTACGAGATATGTTGGCGGGCCATGCTGAATCAAAAGTCAACGTCACAACAAAATGGGATGGTGCACCTGCTGTATTTTGTGGTATCAATCCAGAAAATGGTAAATTCTTTGTAGGCACTAAAGGTGTTTTTGCGAAGAACGCTAAATTAAATTATACCGATAAAGATGTTGACAACAATCACCCAGCTGAAGGTCTTAATAAGAAACTTAAAGTTGCATTAAGATATTTACCAAAACTTGGTATCAAAGGTGTTTTACAAGGCGACATGATGTTCACCAAAGGCGATTTACAAAACGAAATCATTGACGGCACCGATTACATTACATTTCAACCAAATACAATCGTGTATGCTGTTCCTGTTGATTCTAAATTATCACAGATGATGAGAGCTGCACAAATTGGTGTGGTGTTTCATACTTCATACACAGGTAAAGCATTAGAAGATATGAAAGCATCATTCAATATTGACATCAATAATTTAGCTACAACTAAAGATGTTTGGTTCCGTGATGCCTCTTTTGTAGATGCTTCAGGCACGGCTACATTTACAGAACAAGAAACAAAACAAATTACAAATATTCTATCTGATATAGGCAATCTATTCAGAGGAATTAATCCTGTGGTGCTAAATAGAATAGCAACAACAGAAACCATTAGAACACAAATTAAAACATTTAACAATTCTAAAGTTCGTGCAGGTCAAGTTATTGGCGATACATTCAAACATGTTCGTGAATTAACTCGTTCTATTGAAGATAAGTTAAATAAAGAAATACTTTCTGCTAAATTGGATAAAACTAAACAAAAAAGAATAGCAGAGAAATCGGAGTTAATGCGATTCTATCGTAATAATGCACCAGAATTAAAAAAGATATTTGATATTCAAAACGGATTAGTAGAAGCTAAATCTATGGTTATTAAAAAGCTACAACAGATTCGTCAGGTCACAGGAACATTCCTCAAAACTGATAATGGTTTTAAAATTACAAACGCGGAAGGATTTGTGGCCGTGGACAAATTAAAAGGTAACGCAGTTAAACTGGTTGACCGATTAGAATTTAGTCAAGCAAACTTTAACGCCCAAAAGGCATGGGACAAATAAAATGGCATACGACTTAAACAAAATACTTTTAGAATATGGTGACAATGATTTTGGTTTTACAGCTGTAGATGAAGCAGAATACAATGCTGTAATCGCACAAAAAGATGAAACAGTTGAAGAATATAAATCAAGACTTCAACAAGTAGAAAAGATTGTAATGCCTCTTTTAATTAATTTATTAAAGACCGCAGACCAACCAATCATTAAATGGCCTAACCGTAAACCAATTTTAGAAGCACAGATTCAAAAGATTGTTACTTTAACCAGAGATTAGAATGAAATCATTTCGCAACTTTATTACCGAAGAATTCAAAGATGGTGGTTTAACCATATTTGACATTGATGATACTTTGTTTAAAACAACAGCTCGTGTCACAGTTAAAAAAGGTAATAAGATTGTTAAAAAACTTGCACCACATTCATATAATACCTATGATTTAAAAGATGGTGAAGAATTTGATTTCAAAGAATTCCGTGATGCAGAAAAGTTCTATAATGAATCTAAACCTATCAAAGGTATGATGGCAAAGGCCAAAGCGATTCTAAAGAATACACTCAATTCAGAATTAAGTCGGGTTATCATTGTAACAGCACGAGATGACTTTGATGACCGTGAAAAGTTTTTAGATACATTCCGTAAATATGGTTTTGATATTGATAAGGTTCGTGTTGAAAGAGCAGGTAAGATTAAAGATATTCGTAGCACAGCTATTTCAAAAATGGTCATTATCCGAAACTATCTAAATACCAAACAGTTTTCAAGAGCAAGGTTATTTGATGATTCAACTGAAAACCTAAAGATGTTTTTACATTTACAAAAAGAGTTTAAAGAAATTAAATTTGAAGCATTTTTTGTTAAAGAAGATGGTTCAATAAGGACATTTAAGTAATGCTCAAACAAGTCAATGGTCGCTGGGCACTGGTATCAAAAAATACACAAAGACCTTTGGCTTATTATAAAGGCGAAGGCAAACCATCTGACGAATGGGTTGCTAAACACGAAAGAAGAATACAATTTTTTAAGAGTGGCATGAGTGAGGCTGTAAATAATAAGCCTGATATTCTTCCTAAATCTGGTGGTGGCCAAGATGGCACAGATATATTAAGAAAATCATATCAAAAAGATACGCCCGGTCAATCTAAAATTATAGGATTTAAGCAATACCGCAAGACTAAATAAAATATATTATTGGAGTTATTATGAAAGACATGGTGATTGGTTGCATTACAGGTTATGATTTTGAGAAAATCAAACCTTGGGTTAATTCATTAGATACTTGTGGCTTTACTGGCACTAAGGCCATGATTTGTTACAATGTTGATTATGGAACAACTGAAGAGCTAGTCAAGCGTGGCTACACTATTTTTGCATTTAAGAAAAATGATGAAGCTAAACGATTTGAATACAAAGATAATTTCTCCATCGTTGTTGAACGATTCTACCATCTCTGGTACTTTTTAAAAGGTTTTAAAGGTCAATATCGCAACATCATTACAACCGATGTGAAAGATGTAATTTTTCAAACAAATCCATCCCTATTTTTAGAACGAGTTATCAAAGACGGCAAAAAGATTAATGTTGCCTGTGAATCAATTCGTTATAAAGATGAAAATTGGGGCGACAACAATTTACTTAAATCTTTTGGTCCATTAATTCACGAGCATAATCGTGATAATCTAATCTATAACGCTGGTACAATCTCTGGTGATTTTGATACCATGCTTGATGTTTTTCTAAACATCTATCTATTGTGCAATGGTTCAAATCCATTTACTGAAGGTGGTGGTGGACCAGACCAAGCTGCATTGAATATTTTATTACAATTAGAGCCATATAAATCAATCACCAATTTTGCCATGAGTGAAGATGGATATGCTGCTCAATTAGGTACCACAGGTCCACAAATACAAAATAAATATGGTGATAAAGTGGTAGAAAAAACACCAATTTTAGTAGATAACCTGGTTTGCACTAGCAACGAACAGGTGTTCTCCTTAGTTCATCAATATGATAGAGTACCTGAATGGAAACAATTGATTGAGGAAAAATATGCGTAACATTATCTTCGTACCTGTAGGCCAAGAATTATCATTCCATGAAACATATGATAAAAACAATCATTGGCGATATAATAAATCAAATAGAGATTATGAAGTTATTGCTTATCAATATAAAGACTTTGATATTGAACCTGACACCTATGATTATTTGGTTAAAGATGTTGGTTTCAAATGGGATTTAGCTAAACACTTCCTTGATACTTTTGATTGGCGAGATTACAATTATATTGGATTTTGGGACGATGATTTAGTTACAGATATACAAAGTGTCAACCGTGGTTTAGAATTAGCTGAAAAACACGATATGAAAATGTTTCAACTATCAACATTAGCTGGTTCAGCTTCATCACATTCAGTTTTACACCAAAATAAAGATTGGGTTTTTAGTAAAACCAATTTCATTGAAGGCATGGCACCATTCTTTCACACTTCAATGATACCAATCTTATTAGATTTTTGGGAGTATCATAAAGTTTATAGTGGCTGGGGATTTGATATGATATTCACATCAATTTGCCGTGAAAAGGCAGGAGTGATACACGAAGTTTCTATGTATCATCCAGATAGACCAAGCAATTATGATAAAAATGCAGCCTTTAATGAAATGGAAGAAATAATAAGTAAAGTTTATCCTAAGTTTATGCAAGATAAGTATGGTAAGCCTGATAATGCAGATATTGATTGGACAGGCGAGCAACGACACGAAGTAGTATATGAATTTACAATGAAAGGTTAAAAGATGGATGTTATTAATGTAAGTAAGATTATTAAACCAAAAAAAGAATTTGTGGTTGATAATCAAATTAGAGGTCGTAGTTACTCAAGCAATCACACAAAATTACTTAAGCACATGGATCGCTTGATTGATTTACAAGAAGGTAAACGACCAAAACCGGTGATGTTTCATATGTCACCTTGCAACCCATGTAATTTAACATGTTCATTCTGTTGTTTTGCCAATCGT